GATTGTACGGCAGATTGTTCATTGCTTCGGCATCCAACGCATCAGCAATTTCGTGAAGAACCTTCTTGTATTCTGGATCAACGGCAGTCTCAGCGAGTGCTCTTACATTGAAGTCTTGGGTATAACCAGCGAACAGCTCCGCAGGAACTTAAGTTGTCATAGAAATGCTTAACGCTTCTGTACGGTGTCTTGCGCTCAGACGCGGCGATGTCAACAATGTCCTGAGCAGTAGGAAACACTGGATGCTTTGCAGTTGCCTTGGCTGCGGTCTTTCCTGTCGGTGTGATGTGGATATATTCTCCAGCTCGAATCTGCCTATCCGGGAATAGCTTCCTTAGCGACTTCGCAATGGCGAGTCGTGGATTGTTCCAGATTCGCTCGGCCATTATCTGCGGCCAAGATTCCAAGAATGCACGTCTTTTGTTCGCAGCCCACGCTTCTGAGTCACTACCCATACGTGTTCGGTATCGCTTGACGTTTCGCTGGAATGATGTCAGAGCTTCGTCTTGTTCGAGCAAGCGATATAACTCTTTGGTTGGATCTCCCTCTTTAAGAGCATAGATAGCTTTTTTGAAATCTCCAATCTTATCCGTGGTAGCGGCGATAGAGGCCAGTGGCTTCATGTGCTCAGGCACGTTGTACATGATTTGTGTCATCGCCTCTGGTGTCGCATGTCCGGCTTCTGCTGATTCATAGAGGGCACGCATCAATCTCTGGTGAGCCTCTTGCTTCGCTTGATTCGCATAGATATGATTGAAGTGATAATGGCCAACGTCAAGCTCGTATCCGGTTGCCACTTCTCTTGCCATGAGTCCGCGATCTTCGAGCAGCATCTGCTGTTTCAGGTGCTGAAGCCATGTATATTTGAAGGCGTCTTTTCCACCATCGGAGAGTGACATATAAACGGAGAGATCTTTTGGACTCACCGCAGGTACGTTTCCACCTTTCATCGCTTTCAGGAACTCGTCCGGCCTGGCTGTGCTTTCCATAAGGTAGGTGATCTTCAGGAGATCATCTTCTTTTTCAATCCCAGAGAGAATCGCGGCCTGTGGTCCGTAAGCAAGATCAGCTGTGAAGTCTTCAAGTTCTGATCCGTAAAGGTTGACAATATCCATCAGCGTCATGCTTTCATCGTCCAACTTCTCAACCTTCTTCGAGAACATCTTCAGGTCGTAGTCTTTGACAAACCGCCTACCAAGGAAGTCCTTCGCTTGCTCTGCGAAGTGAAGCGACTTGGCTGCATATTTGTAATTCTGAACGCCTGTCTTGAAGAAGCCCTTCACAAATACTTTTGCCAATTTGCTCGTTGGCTTGATCAGCCACGATCCGGGAATCCAGGTCAAGGGATCTGCGCCGACATTGAGAGCAAAGGCTAGCCACGGATTCTTTATAATGTTGTCGAATGTCTTGGCTTCTTTCCATCCTTCGTACATGGCCTGCCAGATGGGATCTGCCTTTATGCGCGGATCGAACCGCTCCTGGATATTCTCGATAATCCCAACAGTAGGTCCAAGAGTGAATCGTTCGGCTTCGTACAACAGACGGAACAGTGGGTTATGCGGCGGCACTCGGCCTGCCGCACGAGCCTCTGTCCCCATCATGTAGCTTACTCGTTCGCTCATTTGTTAGCTGCCTCTTGTGCTTTCTGCTTCATGCGAGCACGCTGCTCATTCTTGAGATTAAGGAACCGAAGCATCTCCATGAGATTTCCAGGCTGTCCGCCTTGGCTCTCAACCTGAGCTTGGATCATTGCGCTATCTGCTGGAGTAACGGTAAGTGCTCGCTTGTCTATGTTGAGATTTCTGCGAGCTTCAATGAACTCTGGGAATGTCATCTTGCCGGCAACCACCTTGCGAACATTCTTGATGTCCTGCTCTGCAATCTTTCTTTCCTTGGCTGATGCCTCATAGTCAGTTCCAGTCATCTTGCCAAGAGCCTTCGGACCAAGAGAAAGCATCTTCGACATCCAATCCACGTATCCTTTTCCGGCAGTCTCCAACGTCTTTCCGCCCCATTTGGCCGCTTCTCCGACATCGAACGGACCAACCTTAAACGTAGCCCAGTCAGCAGGCGGTTGATACTCTTCTGGTGTTGTATCGTATGGACCGTAGATCAGTCGCTCGAAGACTTTCTTTACTGGGTGGTTGTCAACACTACCCTTGTCGATTGGATCTTGCCATGTCACCCCAGGAAGATTGGAGTTGTAGAGAGCGGTTGTTATGTCGTCGATTGACCACAGCGGCTTAACGTACCACAGGTAGCGAGCGTCTTTGCCAAACACGCTCTGAACAGCTTCGTCCACTTCTCCAGCTTCGAATTTTGCCTTTTGTGGATTGTCCTTGACCGCCACTCGCAGGTCATCCCTGACATTGCTCTTCACTTCCAGCAACTGCATTCCAGCATTTGTTCCTTGTATCTCGGTCAGGTATTTTACATACAATGCGTATGTGTCGATTGGGAATGCCGGATATCCCTGCCTTGTGTAGTTGTTGAAGTCTTGTTCAGCAAGAGCGGCGATACGCTGCCCGATCTCAACTGAGTTGAGCTTCATGTCCTTAAAGGCTTTGTCCTTGTTGATGATCTCAGCGAACTTATCTCCAAGGGCATCAAAATTTGGTATCGTCTTGTTTAGCTCTTCTATTGGAGTCTCGCCGATCTTGCCCTGACTGCCAAACAGAAGCGGCTCGATGCTTCTCATAAGAGCAACTTTTCTCTGATCCTCTGGTGTCGCCGGCCCAGGACGGAACTCCTTCTTTACAGGAATTGTGTATCCATACTTAGCAGCTGTGGATTCAACACGGTTCATAATCTCTTTGCGCTTCTGCTCGTAACTTTCTTCTTTCTTTTCTTCCTCAGCTGACGCTCCGCCACCACTAGCAGCTGCGGCACCGAAGCTGAACGGAATTGGTGCCATTGATTCAGAAACCACTCCTGGCATTCCAACACCAGCGCCAAGGCCGACTTCACTGAACTCATACGGTGACGGTGCAAGGCTCCTGCCGCTGTGCATCGTCGATGCTCCGCCAAGTGGTTCTGCTTTTGGACTCGGAGCAGCCGGCGCTGCCGGCGCAGCAGGAGATCCGCCCTGCTTAAACAGATCCATGTCCTGATACAGTTTGTCGATTGGATTGCCTTCGTATCCAGGAACAGACCCGTATCCCTGTGGCGTAGTAGGAGTCTCTGGCTCTTCTCCTAGATTTATGGCGTTGTAGATCTTACCCAGATCGACGGTGATCTTTAGGATATCGTACTGTGCCTGAAGCGCGGCTATTTTGCTTTGCCATGCTGACTCGTCAGCCTCATTTAGAGTCTTTTTTTGCAGGGCTTCGTAATAAGCTGCTGTCTCAAGTTTTAGTTTCTCTTCCGCTTTTTTCAATGCCACTTCGTACTTTGCAGCATCGACTGCGTATGGCATAGTAATCTTAGCTAGGGTGTTCGCAAGAAGCTGGCTCTGCCTTTGTGCTTCCCTGTACTCAGCTACTGATACCTGCTCTTTCTCGGAAGCAGCAACTTGACGTTCTTGAAGGCCAAACTCCTTCTCCCATCGACGCCGATTTTCTCTCATTTCAAGACCACGGAGAAGCCCTTCGCTAATGCTCGCAGCCATGCCAGCGCCGAAGCCCGCTGCTCCACGCGGCGGTTGATTGGTTCCAACAACTCCTGGTCCGCTCCATCCGTTTGCCATGACTACTTCCTTTTTATCCTGCGTTTTCCCATCCAGTCAAATTCGTTCCGGCTCCGCCACCTGCGGCGGTTGCGCCTGGAAGGAACATCATCTTCAGCTCTTCAAGGTTGCCGATAGCGGCTCCGAATATGTTTCCGAAGAAATCAAACCATGCTTGCTTGGTAGCGATGTCTTGGTACATATCCCATCGGTACTGCTCGATATCCCACTGGAGTTGTCCCTGGCGCTCCATAAGTGCAAGGTTTCTCATGTAGTCGAAGTGCCCGAGCGTTGCTTGTATCCGTCCCTGAGCAATCATCTGGTTAATCTTCGTGTCGAAGTCAGCGAGAGCTGCGGTCACATTTGCAGCCTGAGCCATTCGCATCTGAGCTTCAACATTTGCTCCATAGCCAGAGAAGGGCACGCCGGCAACATTGGCCATTGACTGTTGCACGTTTCTCAACTGCCCACGATACTGAGCGCCGGCTGTGGTTTTGACACCGCGAGCATAAGCCGCTCGCGCATTCTCGAACCACGGACCAAAGCCTTGATCGTACTGTTCAAGCTGTTCGCTCAGGACAGGTGGATTCGTGATCTCGGGCCGGCTGTAACTTGCGTCTCTGCCGCCGCCGCCGAACAAAGCGTTTATGCCTTTGTAGGCTCCGTATCCAACAAGGGGTATCCACCATGCAGGCATGTCTTACTCCTTCACTACAATAGTAACTCTCATGTTTTGAGTTGCTCTCAAATACAAATTCTTTGCGTCCGGCCTGGATGCTTCAAACCACTGGCCGGTAGGTGTAACGCTTGCGGTTCCAGGACCACCAGCTATAAAGTTTACTGTTCCGCGCCACGCACCGATACCAACAGACACGATAAACTGAGCTGTGTTTATTGTTACATTCGGCCAGTAATCTAACCAGCATCCTTGATTCGGTGGCTGTGGCAATGTTATATTAGTAGAGAATGTATTGGGCTCTGGTATGATATTGATGACATCTGGTATCACACCAAGATTATGATTCAAAATGTGTGGATTGCCCCCGTTTGTCCAATAAAGGTTAGTGAACCTTTTGGTAAGAATAGATCCAGTCACGAGCCCACCGCCATCCAACCCACTATCGTACTTAACATAAACATTGTATTCTGTTGGAACAGCACCGAGCCCATGTGGAATACGTGTGGTTGTCGTACTTATCCACACATTCTCAAGAACCTTGTGATTCATGTTCAGCATCGTAAGAGAAGCCGCAGTTGTGGCCTCTCCCTTGCGCTGTTTCTGATCGTGAAGTTCTTGGAACTCGATCTCCACATGCGGAGCAAATCGGTCGTCATTGACGAATGCTGGTACTTTTTTGTATCGTGTCGTCATTACGTTGTACTGTCTGTTTCACCAACCCAAGTTGTGTAAAGTGTTCCAGATGTCGGAGTGCCAGGAGATCCAGGAAAGTACAAATAACAATCAATTGTTGTGATATATCCACCGGAGTTACTGAACTGGTCAATCCAAAAAGCCGTTGGTATGTTGTATCCGCTATATACTTGTCCATTGATTTCGTATGACCACCCAACACAGTGCGGAAGGTTGCCGGCATCGTAGACAAACTTTGGATCACTGTCTCTTGCGTCAGATCCAGATGGACCTATTGTTATTGATACGCCTACTTCACCACCACCAGTAGGATCAATACCGGTATTTTCACACCGAGCCAGCATCAACCCTTGGCTTCCGAAGGCAGTCGTATCTGGCCCGATGCGAAGAACCTTGCATCCACCTACCTGCTGATAATCCACCTTTGTATCCATGACAGCTTCGTCTTGGATCTTGTTTGTGGATATTGCATCGGTATCAACCTTGTTCTCGGTGACAGCCCCATTTAGAATCTTTGCCTCTTCGACCGCATCTGTCTGGATTTTACCAGCAGAAATGGAGTTGTCAGCTATGTTGTTATTGTCGATATTGCCGTTGATCACAGCCTTGGCTTCATCGAGACTGGTTTGGACCTGATCACCGTCAGCTGTCTCTCCGTTAGCCATCGTGTAGGTATAAGAAAGGGTTCCCATTATCGAGTCCTCTCCTTCGGGTCGAAGTATACTGTTATCCTTTGGATCTCTGGACGCACCGTTCCTGTCGTTCCAGAGAACAGGAAGCTGATACGATTTCCGAATGCGTTGCTATCTAACTTCACTGTGTATTCACGGTGACTGACAGCTGCCCACCTGAACTCTCCCCATCTCGGCTCATCCCACGGAGCCATGCCATCTGAGTCTGCTGTCCACAATTCTCCGTAGTCTGGAGCGGAAGCTGGAAGCGTCTTGCTGTTACTGTCAACGACAGAGTTGTAATGATTATCAACAATGAAGTCGAGCGTGATGTCGGTTGAACTCACATACTGAACTGAGACAGAATGGAAGTTCTTGTCGATGTCTTCTCTTCCACAATCGTAGAACTTTGTCTGGAATGCCCACGCGATGTCAGTCTCAGCTGCGTTGACTCCGATGTCCTTTCCGCTCTCTTTGTAGTCATAGAGAACGATAGATCCTTGGTTATCAATCGTTGTCTGATCTGCGTCAACGCCGGCCAACAATCTAAACTCTTGATCACCGCGATAGTTCTCAACGAACGCTCCGACACCAACGCTGCTTCGTTTGTGGCGTGTCCAGCTCAATGTTTCAATGTCCCACTTGAGCACCGTATTATTGACCGCTGGCGCAGGTTCTACGCTCGGGTCGCATAGTGAAAGGTAGTAGGCACGAAAGTTAGAATTGGACACGCCGTAAGCATTGTAGAGCTTCGAAGGCTGAATCCTGTTGATCATCTTCCTGACGTTATCTGCTTTAAGAGGCTGTGGGAATGAGCCATCGTAAAAGAAGGGACCACGATTTGAGAGCCATACAACAGCGCCTTCCACGAAGGCGATAGAGTGTGGCGCGACACATCCCACAGCATGATCAATCGCTTCGACACGGAGATCTGGCTGCTCTACAACGATTTCCTTATCTCCGCCAAGAACTGCCCACATGCTATTGTTCTTGAAGACGAGAAGAGCTTTGTTCTTCCAGCTGACAACACCAGTAATTTCATCGCCGTCATTTGACGAGATATCAATAAAGGAGTCATCCTTTACATTCTCTGGTTTCTGAAACTCAGAATAGAACAGCCGAGATGGGTACAGCGTTGGTGATCCGGTATTCGCATCGTTTAGCGTTGTATATCCGTACCACATCCTGCTCTTGTGATAAGCAAGGAACCGAGACGGTGGCGGTACTTCGAGCCATGTGTATTGAATGACATCGGTGGTCGATGGATCGTCACCCAAGTCCCAGAACAACGGCCATCCAATTTCCGCATTGTTGAAGTCTTCAGCCAGGAACGTACCAAGCCTGTACATGAGCTTGACATCAGACTTCAGGTTGAACGCATCTTCTTGGAACTCACTATTCGGAACACCAAGATCTCGATAGACGACCACCTTATAAGCATTGTCTGGAAGATCAGCTGCTGATTTAAGAACACCTTTCCTAAGCCGGCACGCTCTCTCTTCTGCAACCTCTCCGGTTTGGAAATAGGTTCGACAATACGGATACTCAACCCATCGGTACTGTGGCTGGCTGAACTCTTCTTCAGTGCTTTGCAGCGGATTGGTTTCAGCAAGCTCGTTGTTGCCGAGCTTGACAATGACAGTGAATCCATAGGTGTATGTCGTGTTCTGTTCGAGAGTACCACCACGGGTCTGAGTGTCTGCATAGATGCAGTTTGATGGCATGTCTGTAAGGCCACTCAAATTGCACTCACGAACTGTGGTTCCACCTTCGACTGGATTGTAGGCAATCACCTTGTCGTAGTCGGTAGAGAAGTAAATAGTATCTCGGTACTGACCAATCCCACAGAATCGCGTTCGGCTGTTGAGCGTCGATGTCCCAAGTGCCCCGCTGATATATTGAAAGTTTGCATCGTCACCGAGATCCGCCGTTAGCACTTGGTCAGCCGAATACGCAATGATCCGGCGCATCGAATTGGTGCTGTTGGTATAGCGATATAGCTGGTAAATCGGTGACTTTGCTTCACTTACAGAGTTTGTCATATCGGTGTAGATCTCCTGCCGGCGACGGCACTTGACTACGCCAAACAGTTCGACATCCACATTCTCTGCCGATGCAAACTCTTCATCTTCAATGACGAAGGAATCAGATCCTTCGTTGATACCACCAATCCATCCATCATAGGTGGCGCTGTTCTTTCTTAGCTTACTCATCTATGTCCCTTGTGAAGACGGCCACGGATGACTCCACGCCTTCGCGTGTAGTTCATGGTATCTTTCATCCTAACGGACGCATCTCGCTGCGGAGAGTTGTAGTAGATTCTCAACTTCGCAATGGCCCTCTCGTAGAGAGCGGTCAGATCTGTGTACTTCGAACGGTTGTCGGCCATCATCGCCAAGTGCATTGCGGCGTGATAGCAGACAGCCCAGTGAGCGTGTTCTGGAAGTTCCGATGTGTGTAGGCTTACATCAGTCAGCGTCGTCGGTTTTTGGTAGTAATAAAGTCGAACTTTATATTGGTCGTTTGCCCCGCCGAACTGACCACCACCATCAGGTATAGGATATAGCCACACATCGCCAGGAAGAGGGTCCGTAATAGACACAGCGCCAACTTCCAATTTGTAAACTTGTGGCCTGCTTTGATTTTCTGGATTTCTCCAGCTATACGCCTCAAATTCGTCCATCGACAAGTGCTTGAGGACGTACTTGTTGTTGTCGCTTTGGAATAGGTGTACAGCCCTGAGTTTAAGATAATCTGCTTTAAGTCCGAGTCTTCCATCTCCACCACCACCAGCGGGAGTGAGATAATCACAGAACGTCAACATGCCCTCTGTCTCAGATGCAATGGCAACCTGAGAGTCGTTGATCATGGGCTTTATGTCTGCATCATCATCCCAGTAAGAGTTAGTCGAACTCGTCTCACCGAGCAAACTTCTGACCACCGTAACCATTCGTCCGAAGTTCATAGGTCAATGTCCTTTTCAGCGTCACAGGTGATAGAAGGGTTTGTTTTGTCTGTTGATGAATCATTGTCTGGTATTTCTTTTTCGTCGTCTGTCGGCGGCGTTGGCGACGGTGCTGCTCGCCACAACGACCTTACAGTTGTTGGCGTCAATTTAAGTGCGAGCGATCTGAGCGCAGAGATCGACCGCGAGATTGATGGCGTCAGCTTGATAGAAGCCGTGATTGTTCTTCCGAATGCAGCAATTCTACTTGTCGTTGCCGTCAATACAACATTGGCTGGTATTGTACGAACAAGCGATATGATCCTGTTCCCCCTATAAAACGCACGGCATCGAACATGGTCGATTGAAAGCCCAAGACTTCCAAGATTCCTAACCGTCCACATATAACAACCGAAATTTGACGCCTTAATGTCGGTATCTGCCCACGACTGATTCCACATATAATTCGTTCCACCAACATTGTCGTATGAGTCAGACGTGGTGTAATCCATGAAATTCGTAAGAGGACCGACAGCCACCCCTGCTTTCACAGGACAACAGAACAGAAACACCTGAGAAGACGGAGCGTTTTTGGCTTCCGCGCTGTATTCAATTCCACAGATCTCAGCACCAGATGGAATGTCGTCACTGGTAAATCCAAAGTTGTAGTAATCTTGATACGTGTTAGCAACAAGATCTGGATTTGATGTTGAATAGATATTGTTGCTTGAATACGCATACGCCGGCCTGAACCACTCAGATATGATTTGCCCGTTTGATGCAGGACTCTTCCAGTCAGTTGCAACTGGATACCAGCCAAGTTTTATCGTAGATGTGACAATCCTTCCAATCGAACGAACTGTTGTGATTGGAAGTGAAACCGAACATGAAACAGTTCTTGCAATACTACGAACAGAACTTGGAGTCAGCGCAGCCACCACCGTCGCAACGTACAGCTTTGACTTCGTTCCGAACGTAGACGGCGTAAGAACCACAGAAGCCGCAATAGTTCGTGCAATGCTCCTTAATGTGGATGGTGTCAGCGCAATGGCAACGGTTGACGTATACAGCTTCGTTTTCGTACCAATCGTAGTTATCGCCAGCTTAACAGCAGCAGAGACATCACGGGAGATAGAGGCTATTCGTGTTAGGGGGGTCGCAACAAGACTCGCCGTGATGTCTCTTTCAATATCTACAACTCGATCTTCTGGAGTCAGCACAAGAGATGATGTAATCAGTCTCTCGATCTCTGCTTCTCGATCATCTGGGGTGAGTGCAACTGACGCTGATACATCTCTATCAATAGCAGCTACGCGGCTCTTAGGCGTTGCCACCGCCGTTGCTGTTGACTCTCTCGATATCGAGATCTCTCTCGACTGCGGAGTTAGAGCAATTCCAGCCGTTGACGTTTGGAAATACGATGATCCACTTGCGGTCTGTGCCGTGATCGTCGGAATCGTTGTATCGGTATAGTTGTAGGTGCCAGAGACAGTACGCAATCGAAGCTGAATCGTTTCAGAGTCACTCACCTGACCACTATCTATGGTGAGACAGAACTCAAACTCAGTAGACTGGTTTGCAGCGATGCTTACCTTTGTATCCGCGTCGAAATCGTCACTGACACCTATACCGGCAACGAACGATCCGCTGGAGAGAACCTGGCTTGTTGCATCTTCATCGGTGTATTGGCTGCTCAAATCAGGCTGACAGGGAGATGATCCTGTCATATCGTTCCAGCCACCGCCATTATGGTTATACTGAATCTTCCAGTACTCGTTGGCTGTACCACCCGCCGTCTCGCGTATCCAAAACCGGACACGGAATGTCGTATCCATGTCCTGATCCCAGTCCGTATCGAGACTGTAATCGAACGTGGCACTGTTCAGCGTCTCACCATCAAGACGGCCCTGAAACGCATCGTGCAAGAATGTCGCAGTAGTCTTACCCATTTTCTAACGGGCTCTCTCCGCTTTTAGTTCCGAACTCTTTCTGGGCAAACTCAACCATGTTTTCCCAGGCATCTGACCACTTCTTTCTTCCTGTCCATCTTCCAAACTTAATAACCCCGAGTGTTCTCAGGAACGGTCCAATATCATCTGTCATCCCTACGGTGTCATCGTCGATCTTGTAGTAGAAGTCCTTACCATAGTAGATGACATATCCGTGCTGCTCGTCCTTTTCGATGACCCCAAGTACGCCGTCCGGTGGCGCATCTTCGAACCTGCCGTTCAGGTTCGAGTACGTGCTACCATCGTCGTAATAGATCATCCATTTAAGCACTGACCTGGACCTTAATCGTCATCGTAAGCGTGTCACCGTTAATGACGTTAATCGCTGAAAAAACGTCGTGGCACAGTAGCACACCAGCCGCACCTGCATTGAGAAGCCCTGTTTCAGTGACAGCTTTAGTACCCGTAACAGAAAAGGCATAATCACATACCGCCGTGTCGTTGGTTTGTGCCGTTGTCTCTCTGGTCGGTGACGCATCCTGGGCACGCGCAAGCCCGCTGTCTACAATCTCTGTTTCGAGCGTTGTATCGCTTGCGTCGGCCGCAGTCGTTCCGGTGCCAACAGCGATGTAATCAAACGCGGCCTCAGCACCCGCACCGTTCAATCTCGATGCTGCACCGGCCATGCCAGTATTCGTCAAAACAGCAGCCATTCTATCTCCTTTTTGCTTCGTTCCGCATTACAAGCCCTGGCTTTCCAAATGGCCAGTGCTGGATGTCCAGCCCTAACCGCTCTCGAAAAAACCGGCCAAGCCGGTTCTCAATCCAAAGTGGCTTTGGGTTTCCGTCCTTATCATAAAGACGGTACTCAAAAACAATTCTTTGCTTTGCCTTAGATTCAGACATTAGATCTTTTTTTCCATCGGTTCGGTAATCGCATCTACAACCGGAATCGTTTTGCACGCTGTTGGTGTTGACGGATCTATGATCTTCTCAGATTCATACGCCTCACACTCAATCGCATATAATAGCTTCTGGTGACCGCTGCCAATACTTCGGAACACTGTTTCAAGAGTGTTGATATCAGTCTCTCCTGGAAAATCTTCAGTGACAATTTCTGCCATCTGAACTGTATATGTATGATCTCCTGGCGGGGATGCCGCAAGCGACGCAGCGCCTTCCATATCAAAAGAACCAGCTAAAGATCCGTTTATGTAAACTTCGCATTCGATTGTAAATGGACCGCCAGCGCCGATATCCCACGCAAAGATTGCATAGGTAAACTCCAGCTTTCCTATTGTCATAGAAGATGGGCCAGCCCAATTTGACCAACCAACTCGAAACTCTGCTAAATTGATTTGGCTCTCAACATGTCCATTCCAAGATGCAATTCTGTTCGTGTCGATGCCTGTTATGTTTCCAACAACTCCGACTTCTTGATTGATAGAACTAAAGAAGTCAGTGCCACCAGCGTAATACACCCACCCAGGATCGTTTGAAATGTCAGCATTCGGCCTAAGTGTTTCGTGATACGGCATGTGACGACACCCCGCAAGAATAAATATAACAGCAACAAGTACAAATCGTTTCATCGTCGTGATTTTCTTTCCATATACACTGGACTGTATTTAAGAGCCTCTGCTGGTGCATAACTAACAACAGAAACACACCTTGGATCTTCACCAGCGTTATACCTTACAACGGTTCCAGATGATGACAAACCAGCACCAATAGACCACGAAGCAGCACCATCGAAGTGAATAAGATTCCTATTTGATATACCTCTTAAGCACACCCAAAAATACTTATCCACTGGAACAAGCTCTTGAATATGAACAGTTCCAATAAAGATTGGAGTATTTGAAAACCCAACAGTTATGTCATTTCCAGAATACGCCGTTATGAAGAGTTTGTTGTTTTGTTGATCTGTTCCAAGAGCTGGCCATGTTATGTTTACACCAGCCTTGAACAAAGCGAATATGCGGGTTCCATCGGTTCTAAGCTCTCCACACCTTGAACAACCAGACTCGCCAATCGTATCGTAGTATTTTAGAAACGTACTTGGGTGTACATATGGTAGTCCCATGTTTACCTCAATAAATCCAGATGTCTATTTCTTCATCTGCACCAGAAGCAGTTTCAAGCAAAAGTGCAAATTTCTTTCCAGTTGATCCATCGTCTATCTTGCCTGACGCCTCTGCACCAACCTCAACAAGTGACGCACCCATAGCCTGAACAGAGATTCCTCTAGCAAGTCCCATCGTTTGCGCCCAAAAGAACTGTCCAGACGTAGCCGCTGACTGTGCAATGCCAACAGCATCTCCATTGTCGCCACTGACCGTTGCTGATATAACGCCGCTCGCATATGCGGATATTACAATCGCCGCATATTGAGTTATCGTTCCACCGGCCTTAAATAGCGTGTACTGATTGCCATTTTCATAACGGATCTGACCAGTTTCTTTTGCTCCCGTGGCAGCAAGAGTATCAGAAGCAACATCGACATCTGTTTTGAATACAATTTGGAATCCCATAATCGTCCTTTACGAAGGGCCGGAAACGCCACCACTTTGACTACGCGCCATAACCTGACGCGCCTTCTTCGCGTGCTTCTTCTTTACCTTGATCTTCGGAAACTCTGACTTCTTGCGCTTCTTGTAGATCTTCTTCGGTTTCATTTTTGGAAGGGGGCTCCGAAGAGCCCCCTGCTCCTTTCTGGCTTACAAACTACGTTTCCTTGTAGTCACAATGGCCGCCGGTTACCAGAAGCACCCGCGCATAGTATGGGTCCGATCCGCTGGTATCTTCGAGAGAAATGCCACAGAAGCAATTCTCAGCAGCATCACCAACAAAATCAAGAGCCTCACCATCTGCGGCAGGCATCAACCTGGCACCATCAGTCATCGTTCCATCACCAGTCGCCGTCAACCAACAAAGACCATCAATCTGCATCCAAAAGTAGTGTCCAGAAGTAATAGTTCCACCGGTTGTATTTGCTCCAACAACAAGTGAAGTATTTGCCCCTGTTACTGTCACATACAGACCAAAATCGTCTCCATCGGTATCAATCTCGGTAGTGAACGGCATACAAAGAAGGCGATTTGCAATCGCAGCACCAGCCTTCACCAACCGATATGTATTACCATTCTCAACACGAAGCTCATTAAGGCTCGCAGCAAGATCGGTATACGTCGCACTGGTTTCAGAAATCGCAGTAGGCCAAACCTTTCCTAGCGGCATATGATCAACTCCTTTCTAGGCATCGGCCATGTTGTACAAAACAGCATGGCGGTGACAGGCTGAAGTTGTCATGTTGCCAGCCCAATAGACATGGGCCACCGACACGTTCTGGTCGATGGGTTTCGCAAACGGCTCAAACCGCATATTCTCCTTGGAATGAGAAACAAAATCGAGAAATTCCTCATTCAAGAAGTAAATTCGGTTATTGGCGTCTGTCGCGGTGTACGCTGGCAAATGCAGATCCGCTACGAATGGAATGCCATTGAATGACATTGAAACCCATCCCATAGCGAGCATTGATTTATCCAGGAAACGCTGGTCTGGCCTGGCATCTTTCCAGAACCTGTCCAACCAATCGTTGTGTGCGATAGCGATAGTAGGATGAATGTCACCATCCACTGCCGACATATATGTGGTATTCATCCATCCAGAAAAATCGCCATCATAATCAAGATCAGCTGCACCAGCACTGGTGATCTTTGCGTCCCATGTATATCGACTACCAACAAGCATATCAGTCCTAGTGATATTGCCATACTGAGCACCGTTACCAGATGTCAGGGTTCCGGCATTATCGTCACACATCAAAGCAATGCTTGTGATCTGCTTCGAACTGTCGCTTGTGGTGCCATCCCACAGATCCGTTGCGATGTCGTCACTCATCTTCATACCCGCGAGTTTCATCTTCGCATCCATGAGCTTCTTGACACCTTCGGGTCCGTCGTTCTTCAAAATATCATCACGACTAAGCGTGATCGGAACTTCATAGTATTTCCAATCGAACCGCGCAGCCGTGATCTGATCTTCCGCAGAAACGTCGAACACTTCATACGGACTGTAAGCTCCACCCTTGGTAGCCTTGTACATAACAGGCTGTTTGATGAACTCACCGCTAGAAGGCTTTGATCCCCTCTTCCAGAGTCGGTTCATAATGATGTTCCGGTCGAACACCAATTGAGGGAACTTCGGAAGGTACAAAGCATTCGTGATGGCGTTGATTTCATCGAAGGTGAGCGCCATCTATATGTTCTCCTTCGTTAACCACCACCCTTTCGCAAGATATCTGCAATAACCTTTTCCTTGTGAGCTTCGTATTCAGCCTCATCCATAGAGGCAACATCTGCATCTGGAATCTCAACAGGCCCAGTAGGAGATCCGGTATAGGCTGCTGCGTTTTCCTTCAGCTTCTCTTGAACTTCTTTTTTCTGTCGAGAAGACGAAGACTTAACAACATCCTTGCCAAACTTTCCCCAGAAAATGTCATTGACGTTTTCATTGCTGGTTTCTGCAATGGTTTCCAAAATAGCAGCTTGCTGCTTGTCTGTCAGATTGTAGCCAAACGACTCCTTCAGATCATGCTTCAGCGTAGCTATCGCTTCTTTTTGCGAAAGAACGTGGAGTCTGGTTTCAACCTGATCGAGCCGAATCTTCTCAGGAGAGGGAACATGATGACTGTAAGTACGCTGCTGCGGATATGGGTTTCCAGACTCATCACGCGGAGCGTAGTACGCCTCAATATGTGACCTCAACCCAGGATCGTTTTCGAGATCCTGCCTAAAGATGTCGGCCCACTTGTACTGATTCTTCAATGCGTGCTTCTCTTGGATTGCTTGGTGCATCTCCTTACGAGCTTCTGGATATGCTCTTTCGAGCAAATCCTTAACACTCATCTCGGAATCAGGCCCGTCGCCTACTTGTACTCTGATAGAGGCCAGATCTGGAGCTTGCTCTTTTGAGGGCTCATTGGCTTGTCCACCGTCTTTGGCGGAAACAGGGTCTTTCATCTAACTCCTTCCTATCCAGCCGAAGGCTGCGCTGGCGGAGCACCGCCCATTGGTGCTCCAGCTGGTGCCGCTTGTCCGGCTTGTTGCATCGCTTGTGGATTGTTCAGCTCCATGATGGATTCAACAAACTGCTGAACAGCAGAAAGATTCTCCACCGAAGGGCCGGACTGCACAAACGCCTGAAACGCATTCGCTAAATGGAATGCAACCTCATTTTGAGGCGGTTGATTCCCCATTCCCATTCCCTGAGCCATCGGCTGAACAACGCCCTGTGGCGCTGGACCTTGCATCGGGCCAGGGCCGGGAGCGGGAGCTTGTACGTCTGGTCGTGATGTCGGCACCTTACTCAACTGCTGAATCGCAGCCTGTCTTGCCGGATCGTTACCGCCACGACCAGGCGGAAAGTACTGTCCGTTAGCCACCCATACCACCTGCCTGTTGTGGTGCTGGCATCAAACCAGCCTGTTGTAAAAACATTGCTTGTTCGGCTTGCCACATGGGGGCCATTCGAGCAATGAGAGCTTCCTTCCCTTCCAGGTCGGAATGCTCAACGACATACTGTTGATCAACAATTCTCTGGGCAAATGCCCACTGAATGAATTGCTGTTGTGCAAATCGAGATGCCGGCAAATTGACGCCGGCCTTGATTTGCACTTCGAACATATCATCAGTAATGCCGGTGAGATCTATATTCTCGGGATAATGAATCCCCGGAATGTAGAACAAACCTATCATCCTGATGAGATACCGAGTCATGTCAACAATCATGGACTCAATAGAGCGCGTCTTCATGCGAAGACGAACCTGCGCGGCCTGCTGCAACTGTTCAACAGCAAACCCACTCCTAACGTCACCGGGTACTTGGCCCTGAGTAACTTCGTGGACACCAAATATAGTTTCGATATCCCTTTGTAACTTAATGAGGCTTTCAAATGTAGCCGCTTGTACGCCCGGTGGATCGAACTGCTTGATGCCGTCCACGTCAAGGACGCCTACCCAGTCGTTAGGAGCATTCGTCAACTCATCCGGGTCAAGACCACTCCGAGAGTCGTAGAATCGCATCGGAGCAATGTTGAAGTTGAGCATATCGAATATCTGGTTTGAGCGTATATTGTACTGTTCCTGGAGAGGGATTGCCTGCTCAAGCTCAGACATGCTGTACTGCTCACCCGGTATGAAGTAATTGTTGTACTCGAAATAGGGGAAAGACGGGAATGGATTTGGTCGATCAGAAAATGCCTCAAGACCTGCAAATTGCACAAGCCTACCGCTTGGATATGCAAGTTTCTGATCGTCAGTGTTCCTGATCTTCTTGTCTTTGTTGATTCTCTTTATGTCTTCGATGGTTCGTTCATCAACAAACCACGCTTCGACAAACTCAATGATCTCTCTGTCCATCGGCTTGCCAAGAGCAACGTCAACAATGTAGGCTTCTGTGGTCGTATCAATCGGATCTCCAGGTGCCGATGGGTGACGACCATACTCGTCTGTCTCAATCGTAACAGGAACCGGCATCATCTCTGTTGTTCGATTCTTCAAAAAGAGCCGATCAACAGCAGCTTTCTTGTCAGGATACATCCTGTAAAGCGTGAGCTTGTTCAGGTTCCTGCACTCGAACAAGTAATTAGCCTCTCTCAGAGACATCTTCCCAGGTTCAAGAAAAATCGTTCTGCTGTCTGGAACCTGAAGCATAATGTCGCCGGCCCCGCCATACATTCGCCTATTCCACGTCGGCTTCATGTAGGCTTTGCCAAACGTGAGCCCATTAGTAACCAACTCAACCTGTCGTTGAGGGAGATCGTTCCGAACGAAAATACGCTTGATTAAGCGTTCAATTAAATCTGCATGTTCTTGTAGTTGGTCTACTTCTGGAATGAGATTAATCTCAGGCATACCAGCCGTCAAAATTGGAACCTCTGTCATCACCTGAGCGAATAGATAATTTGTGACGGTGTTGGCCTGGAAGTCTGCGCGCTCTTCTAGTTCTTGATCACCACGGAGCCAGCGGATATACTCTTTCCACTTCTCTGTAACATCTCCCCTACTACGCTTAGACTCATCAAGCATAATAGCTAACATTTTCGGTACTGTGATTGCTTCAGCCATTGCTTTCCTTGTCCGTGATGTTGAAGTGCGGAGTCGTCGCCCCAGGAAGGTCACTCCAGAATTTCTGCTCTCTCTCTGCCTTGCGCTGAATCTTCTTTGTGTATCTCATCTCGCGCTCAAGAGCTTCTTGCGGAGCGCGACGATAGTGGTGCTCGTTGTACTGCTGGCGCACCTTTTTAATCTGACGCGATAACCTGCATTTTTTTGTTGGCATCGACGCCATCCCCTCTCGTGCTCTCGAACATTTGGTATGCTTGGTGAACTTTGCGTTCAAACTCTGGCTTACTTATTTCCCTATCAATGCTGTTTTGCATTTTCAAATCGCCAGGTCTTGTATCTCCAATGTCTATCAAACCTTTTGCCTTTAGCACTTCTTTACGCTGTCGCGGACCTGTGATTTCGACGCCAAGTTCTCGGCAGAACTCCGAACCATAGGAAATCACCCCCACCGATGAACCTATGACGATTGACACACGTTTCTTGCTACACGATTCACAAACCACATTCAGGCGATCCGCGACAGCTCTGTGCTTTTCAAAGCGGTGACCGCAATCATTGCATTCGTATTCGTAGGTCGGCATTATCGTCTCGCAGCCGGCTTCCTCTTTGGCCTTCCAATCGTGTAAGAACCGGCATATCTCTTTTTGGATTTCGGCCTGCCAACAGACTGATCACCGCGAGCAAGACCGCGCTGTGGCTGATTCGGAGCCATCTTACGTTTCAGCGGAGTCTTCTTTTTTCTGCTCGGCCTTATACCTCTCGTGGATGGCATGTCATCTCCTTACGCTTATCCTTTCTTTCTCTTTGGACGAGACGCACGCTTCCCTACCGGCTTGCCATACTTCGCATACGACTTTGCCACACACTGTTTCTGCTCAAAGCCTTCATGGACGCACTTGGATATGTAACTTCCCTGTGCTTTCTGTTTTGATTTGGGAACTTTGTGACGCCGTTTTGCTCTCGCCATAACAGTCTCCAGTGTTATGACGCCTGAGCCCAAAGGCGTCAGCCACGATAGGGGGGTCGCTTGCAGCTTTAAGTTATTGGATTATCTGCGTCAAGCCTTTTTTCTAGGTATTGCATGAAGCCCATTTTCTGCAAGTTGTCTTTGTTGCGATCACCCGTACTAATAACGTACCGATGTCCAAGAATTGATTCATGTCGGGATAGGTTTCCGACATACTCATGCGCGTATTTGTTTAGGTCTTCTATCGTTATCACACTCTTAGTGGATTTTTCCATGTTTTTCCCTTCGATGGATCGGGGTCCAAGCCCCTGTGAAGACGCTTGATATGCCTCAGTATCGGATTGTCGTATGGCTTGATCTGCGTTCGCGGCGGCGGCTTCGACACCTTCACGATATTGCAAAACGCATCAGCCCCATCATCGTATGCAGCGTGAGGGAAGTCGAGAAGTTCTTTCTCAAACCAGTCCATGCCAGGCATCAAGAACGTCTCAATTCGGTCCTGCTTTTTCTGAGAACTCGGATACGGAATCCACTCAATGCGCGGCATGTGTCTCGGATGAGCACGATCATGCGCGTAAATGTCGATGACTTCCTTCATCTGAGAACGGTCATACTTCTGCAATGCCGCACAAAGCGAGTTGTGCTGCGAACACTGTCGAAACATCTCTTCAACAGCTTCCAGTTTTGAACATCGCTTTCTAAACCAGTCACGAAAAATGAAGTTCCATACCTCATCGACATCAACCGTGAAGATAACTGTGTAGTCGGCCTTGCGAACCTCACCCGCATCCACCATCGACTGCTCTGTAAATGCAAAATCACACCCAGTAAACGTTCGAAGTCTCGGCTGAGTGTAGTGCTGTGGAGTCGAATGCTTGATCCACGCCGCTTTGAACTTCCGTTCAGCCTCTGGAACCGGATCGAGCAGGTATTGACACGAAAAAATGTACGACCCCTGCTCATTACGCAACTCATCAAGTGTATCCCAGTCGTATCGCGTCGGAAATGTCAATTTTCCGCCCTGAACAGCCGGTTTAATGAGTGTCCGGTACTGATATTCGGGCTTTGACTTCTTGTTTCGGTCCAAAATGCGCTGATAGATGTCGTCGTAGTGCCATCTGGTACTAACAATCGTCATCTTTCCGTGATTTGGCTCTCGAATCGAGTGCAAAAGACGATAAAACTGCCAACATCCGTCAATTTGCTCACGAGATGCACTGTTTCGCTCCGTCTCAAGGTCATCACAGATGACTTCATCGACATGAAACCCCGTCCGGTCCGCATCAATCGCTATCGCACTGACCGTTGGCTCCGCTTTTCGCCAATCATCCTTGAATTTTGACGTGAGCTTGAAGTCGGTCCACCGCTGCGTGTCCATTTTCTCAGGAACATGATTGCCAAATAGCTCAATGAAGAGCGGATTCTTCTCACATACCTGCTTCACACCCTGCAAAAATTTAAGCGCAAGAGTCATGTTCTCGCAGGCAATAAGGTATCTAGTGTTGACTTTGCCAGTCTGTATGTACTCTTGCGCCATTCGCCACAAAATATACCCATACGTCGCTATCGAACTCTTAAAACTGCCACGACACGCCTGAAGCATCTTGAAACGCCACGGCGATACCGCAAATCTGCAAATTGGATTGTGAAACGGTGGGTACATATCCGTGTACCCAAGTATGTCGTGACAGAAATAGTAAAAAGCAGGTGCCGGCGTCGTCCAAGATGTGTACGCACGAGACAAACAGTAATTAACCGCTTCCCGCCCCGCCTTTTCCTTTTGAAAAGTCTTTGCCCTTTGCATCCACGTCTCGTAAGAGCCGCTGGATTGGCGTCGTAATCTCGATAGCAGTTCCTGCTGAGATAGGAATGACTGCGCTTCGGCCATTTTTGTCCCGCTCTTCCGCTATGGTTGTCTCAATAATCTTCGTCGCTAACCGCAACCACCCAATGCTGCCATCCCCCTCAAGCCCACGCTCCAACGCCTTCGCCAAAATCTGCGCCCGAATCATCCCACCCGAATCCGTAAGGATCTGCCGCATGAGCCCAGAACGGCCTTCCCGCTTTACGATCCCTTTGACCGCTTCAGTCGCTCCACCAGTAGTATCCGCAAATAATCGGGCAACTGCACTGTTTGCGAACCGTAAGTTGCCCCGTCCGTCAAGCTCGTAGAATGGCTTGTCGAACAACGCCGGTACGTCCGGTTTAGACGCCGGCTCTTCGCCAACCTTCGTCTTTGGTGATCCCATTTTTCTCCTTGACGGCGCATCAACCCTCTCTTACCATCCGGCCATGAGCCCAACAGAAATCGCCAAACTCGCTATCACCGGCCTGTTCTTCGCCATCGGCTGCTACTACGCCTTCCTCATCATCCGTACCATCACCACAGCCATACGCGATCTCGAAGTGCGCGTCAACGTATATCTCAGCTCAGACGCATTCGAACTCCACCACCATAAATACGAAGATAAAATCGACGAACCAGAACCCGAACGTGTCAAACCACCTACTATCCACCTCTCAGACGCCACCATCAAATTGCGCCGAGAAACCCTAAAAGGAGAAACACTTGGCAAAAACAAAACATAACGCAGAACTCGTCGGTGGCCCGTTCGACGGCGAATACTTTACATGGTCCGCAAAACAACGCCTCATCCGTAAAGCCCGCTGCGGCCTGCTCCCCATCTTTACATGCAAAAATACCCCCGCAGAACCCGAAATTGCCTACTACGAATATATGTACATCGGCCAATCCAAAGAAACCGGACGCCACCTTTTTCTGCTTGACAGAATATCCGAATAACCCGCACACTCACCACCAGTGCTGATAAGCTACGCATACCGCGTGGCGATGAGAGCCCAATCCTCAACGAAGCACGGGTTTGTACTCTCCAGAAACCCCCGGTAACCGTCTTGCCGGGGGTTTCGCTCTCCACCCAAAGTAGATCTATCGCGGCCTACCACCCTATTTCTACGGTAAGTGTATAAATTTGTGGGGTGAGCATAGCTGTTCGATCATGGCCACCCGTGCCTACTTATCAGAACGGGGTCATGTTCATTATTTAGTTAACAGGGAACAGGGATAAGCGGGTGCAAGCGGGTGCGGGTGCCGTACCATGCTAGATTTATTGCTTGACATCCTAGGTGCATACATGAGAGAATACCAGAGTCAACCTGTTCTAAGGAGTGATTAGTTTGACTAATCCATCCAACACAATCCATCAGATGATGGTATCCATGCACGGACGTAAGGTCATCGAAGGTGCTTGTCACTATGCTCGCAAGGAGCTTGAGCACTTGTCCCCGAGTCAACCAGCCTGCATGCTCGTGTATGCGATAGAACAGCTGGAAAACACACAGGTGCATTTCGCCCATATTCCCACGGAATGCGTGAGGGATAGGGACGGCGGATACAACCACGCCGCATGTATGGCGAATCTAGGTGGTGAAACAAAAGCCGTACATGATTTGCTTGGGAACGGCACCTCGGGCAAGGTTTGGGCAGTAGTCTATGTCCCCGATTCAGACCCGTCCTATGAGTCACTAAAGCAGAGACTCCAGGACGATTTTAAGGACGAAAAGACCGACCCTGAACTGCTCAAACATCTGGACGCGGTATGCGAATTTTATGGCCATACCGCCGTTGGTGTTGGATATGGTATTGACATTCCAGGGACCACGGAATGCCACCATGGAATGTCGGTACGGACGAACGCTTTCCCCAAGCGGGACATGCCCGGAATGTAGACCATCCGTAACCATTAACCGACAGGTTGACACTCCCCGAGATTAAATGTCTCGGGGAGTTTTTTAATGGTATCCGTTGGCTCATCGCAACCAGCGAATCACGGCAGCAAAAAGCCCACGAGCTATGGTGGGCTCGTGGGCTTTGCTACGCCACTAGACGCGGCAGGCTAAAAGAACTCGGGATCGTTCCTGAACAACATTGAAGCGAACCTATCGGCAAGCGCCACGATAGTCACGTCCGCTGGCGTCACAACAGTTTTGTCTGACACCCTGAGCAGCGAGAACCGGAATTGCTCAATGCCGGTCTGTTGTATGCAACGATCACCCTGATCAAATCCCGAATCAACATAGTAGTCGGGATCACCCGTGTAATCATTCCAACGGTCCTGGTCAGCCATGACAACATAGTCAACGGTTGACACCAAACTGGCGCGTTGGTCCATATCCCGACCAAACGGACCAATGCCACCAGCCCGCTCGATGATGGAATCCGACACAACCTTACACTCATTCGGATTTTCACCAAAGAAGACAACCG